TAGAGGTGGCGGCAAGGTATTGCCGGGCTTATTAAAACGCCGCACGGCTGAGTGCGCTTTGCTGGATTAGGTTATGACTGCCTTGCGTTTAGCCCAGTACTCCGTCTTGGCGGCAGACAGCTTTGCTCGGTACTCTGGCGTATCCCATAACGCACGTTTGGTTAAATATTCAGGAGAGTTCATGGTGGCTTTGAGTCGTTCTTTACGTTGCGCTAAAGCGGCTGGGTCACTCATTTTCTCTGCTCTTTTAGGTTGGGCGGCTTTGATGCCATCTACTCTGCGTTTTTTAATATCTGGGTCGGTGTTTAATATTTTGTGGTATTCCCGTATTGGGTTTTTTGGGTCAAGTAATTTCTGTCGTTTGGCTTCTGATACTTCAGGGCTGGGAGATGAAACACCATCGCCGCCATCGGTAAAATTTACAAGCGGGCCACCATCTAATTTACGTTTAAAGTGGGCTATCAAGGAGCATTCAAGCGCTTGTGCGTCTTCCCACGTAAGCTTGGTTAATCGTTGTACCCTGACTTTATCTGCTCCAAATTTGGCGACCATAGAAAATACCAAAGGGTTGCGGTCTTTCTTTTTTATGCGAAGTGGGTTCCACCGTGTTGGTGTTTTTCCCATACCAACATAAAATGGTATCCAGTCAGGACTAAACCAAATGTACACATACGCATTAGTATCAAGTATTTTCATGTTGGAAGTATATCATGCTTAAAAAGTTGGTATTGAAACCCGGCGTGAATAGAGAAAACACCCGTTATACCAACGAAGGTGGGTGGTATGAGTCCGACAAAGTGCGGTTTCGCCAAGGTACGCCAGAGAAAATCGGTGGCTGGGCGCGTATTTCGGTGTCTACATTCCAAGGTTTGTGCCGGTCATTATGGAATTGGATCACCTTAGACAACTTAAACCTGATTGGCGTAGGCACTAACCTTAAGTTCTATCTTGAGTTGGGTGGTAACTACAACGACATCACGCCCATCAGGGCTGGGGCGATTCTTAGCAATCCTTTTGCTACAACAAATACACTTACCCTAGTTACCGTCACAGACACTGCCCACGGTGCAATTACAGGGGATTTTGTAACCTTCAGTAACGTAGCTCCTGTTGGTGGACTTGATTTAAACGGTGAGTTCTCTATCACCTATGTGGATGCCAACAGCTACACAATTACTGCTTCTACGGCGGCAACCTCCACTGTAGCGGCTGGCGGTGGTACGACTGTTAATGCAATCTATCAAATTAACACGGGTGACGCATACGAGATTCCACTAGCTGGTTGGGGTGCTGGCACATGGGGAGCAGGAACTTGGGGCTTTGGCGGTACGTCTACCTCTGCTTTGCGTTTATGGAGCCAGAACAACTTTGGTGAAGACTTGGTGTATGCCTTCCGTGGCGGCCCAATCTATTACTGGGATGCTGGCTATGGTGTAGACCCATCCTTGGCTTCAATCACAATTGCTTCTCCTGCGGTAGTTACTGCCGCTTTTAGCTTGCCAAACGGCTCCCCAGTCATTCTTACAAACAGTGGTTATCCTGCCGCCCTGCCGACTGGCCTGTCTCCCGGAACGATCTATTACGTTATTAACTCTAGCGGTAATACATTTAACCTAGCGGCTACTGTTGGCGGCGCGGCTATTACCACAACTGGAACCCAGTCTGGCGATCACTACATCATGCCTAATGGTGTAAACATCACAAGTCTGTCGGGCGCATCAGACTGCCCAACCATCCAGAACTTTGTCTTTGTATCTGACATTAGCAGGTTTGTATTTGCGTTTGGCTGTAATGACTATGGCTCCGCAGTACAAAACCCCATGCTGGTTCGCTGGTCGGATCAGGAGTCGGTGGTTAACTGGACACCCTCTGCCACTAATCAGGCCGGTAGTGTTACGTTGTCCCACGGCTCAAGCATTGTGACTGCCGTTCAAACTCGTCAAGAGATTCTGGTGTGGACTGATTCAGCCATCTATTCTTTGCAGTACATTGGCCCGCCAGTGGTTTGGTCTAGCCAGTTGATGGGCGACAACATCTCTATCCTTGGCCAGAACGCAGCCACCCAAGCTTCAGGCGTGGTGTATTGGATGGGCGTAGATAAGTTCTATATATACGATGGTCGCCTGCAAACACTGCCATGTGACCTGCGTAGATACATTTATCAAGACATCAACCTCCAGCAGAACCAACAGGTTTTTGCCAGTACGAACGAAGGATTTAACGAAGTTTGGTGGTTCTACTGCGCGGCTGGTAGTTTGGTTGCTAATCGTTATGTGGTGTACAACTACCTTGAGAAGGTCTGGTACTACGGCACCATGGAGCGTACAGCATGGCTTGATTCTGGCCTGCGTGATTTCCCAATTGCTGCTACATACAACTACAACTTGGTTAACCAAGAATTTGGCCTAGACAATAACGAAACAGGTACGCCACTGGGTATTGAGGCATACATCTCTTCTGCTGAGTTTGACATTGAAGACGGCGAGCATTTTGGCTTTGTCTGGAGGATGTTGCCTGACTTGACATTCTCGGGATCTGACGCTTCACCCACTCCGCAAGTTACGTACACTTTGTATCCTATGCAGAACTCAGGCTCTGGCACAGGAACTGCGGTAGATAAAAACGTAGACAAACAGACGGGCGCTCAGTACACGGTGACTGAAGGCTTTACAGGCCAGATCAACACACGGGTTCGTGGCCGCCAGCTTATCCTAAAAGTTAGTTCTAGCAATCTAGGAACGGCTTGGCAGTTGGGTGCTACCCGTATTGACATTAGACCGGACGGCAGACGATGAGCTTCATCATTACGTCCGAGTTTCAGTTAAACAAGGTGGCCGCACCCAACGTACCTCTACCACCGTTAGAGTACGACCGTGTTTATTTTGACCAGCTGCTTAATGTGTTACGTCTGTATTTCAACAGACTTGATGCTCTGACGGCTCAGTTAATGGCTTCTGGGTCTATTGATCCATCGTTAATTAACGTACCTAACGGGCTGTTCTTTAACACTGCAGACCAGACGCTTGCCGCTGTTAATACGGGCTATCCCATCACGTTCAACCAGACCTACCTTAATAACTTTGTAGCTCTTCAAACCGCCAGTACTTCTAAGATTGAGGTTGCTGTTGGTGGTGTTTATAACTTTCAGTTGTCGGCTCAGTTAAAAAGCACCAACGCATCTGGTAAAGATGTACAGATTTGGATTAAGCGCAACAACATCACAATTGGTTATTCGGGTCACAGATACACAGTTGAAGGCTCAGACAATCACTTTAACGTGGCATGGAACTTTGACATTGATTTAGCGGCTAATGAATACATTGAGATGTACTGGGGCGCAGATGATACTGCTGTAACGATGGAAGCGATTCCTGCATCTGCCCCATACCCTGCTGTTGCTTCAGCGGTAATGGCTGTAAACTTTATTGCGCGGTTGCCTGACCCTCGCCCAACGCCTCCTTAAGGATTTAACATGGCTCAATTTACAGATGCCCAAATAAAAGAATATGTAACGGCAAACGCAGGCAATCCGCAAGCTATTGCTAATGCGGCTCAACAATATGGCGTATCAGCCGCAGATCTATCGCGCGCCACTGGGTATGACGCTGGAACAGTTGGCAACTACTTTAGCAATGCCGGCATTAATTTTGGTCAACCAGCTCCCCAAGCTACTACACTAGCTCCTGTACCGCCGCCTCCTCCAACACCGCCAGCAATGACAGTTAATGACTTGTACACGCAAGTCCTTGGTCGCGCTCCAGATCAAGGTGGTTTGGATTATTGGCAAGGTGCTTTTGGTACTGGCGCTGTAACACCAGAGCAACAAGCCAGCTTTATGCAAGCGGCTCAAGGTGAGCTTGCTAATCGTTCAACTCAAGAGCAAGCGTTATTGGCTCCCAAGGTTGTTGACCCAGCAGCCACTGGAGTATCTAACCAAGCTATTGTTGACTGGTTTAAAGCCAACCCCAACGCAGATGACGCCACTATTGCTAGAACAATGAAAGAGGCGGCAGTTACTCCGGAGCAAGTAGCAAAAGCAACGGGCACTAATTTTGCCGATGTAAACAATAGGTATTTAGCGGCTACTCAGATGACTCCTGAGAAAGTCCAGCAACAAATTATTGCTGATGAGCGTAAACGGGCAACAGATGGTATTGCATCATTAAATAGTGGGTCAATTGGCGGAACCCCTAAACCCGTTCCTTTGGGTGACGGCACGTTTAGGACATACGGCGGGACAATCATTGACAAAGATGGCTATCCAGTTACAGATGTTGCCGCGTTGTATGAGAAGTACCTTGGCCGAGCTCCTGAGTCACAGAGCGTAATAGATTATTGGAAACAGCAGTTTGGTAGTTCGCTTGACCCGTCTGAAATTGCCAAGTTTGAAGCCGCTGCAAACACCGAAAAAACCAACACAAAAGCAGTTAATGACTTGTATGCGTCTATTGGCCGTACTGGCATGGGCACTGAAACCAACCAAATTGATCAAGCTGGGTTTGAATACTGGAATAAGATTGCCGGCTCTGGTTTAACTCCAGAGCAGCTTAAGCAGAGGTTTAACACGGAAGTTAACCAGTTTTTAATTGACAGAAAAGATGATCCCTATTCAAAATTTGTAGCGCCTACTTTTCTTAAGTCAATTACAGACAACCTTGCAAAAGATACAACGCTGTCGGCCTTCGACAGAAACAACAAGATCTTTGAGACTGCCCAGCAATACGGCATGGATGACGCCGCTATTGATAAGGCATTTGGAAAGACAGCTGCTGACGCATACCGCAAAGATTACGGCAATCAGATTAAATCTTTTATAACAACTACGCTGGGTAAAGATGAAGGCACTACGTTTGATGAAATAGCAAACATCAAGAATGCAGCGCGACAATTTGGCTTGGATACCGATGAGATTGTTAAATACTCTGGCTTAAACAAAACAGGGGTAGATTCTCTGTTTGATGCTTACGACAAGGGTCTGGCTAACCTTGCCAAGGGTTTTGAGGACGCTAAAACCAAGGCTGGTACAGACACTACAGCGCTGTCCGAAGCCGAGGCCAACAAAGCCAAGACATTATTAGCGCTTCAAAGCCAATACAAAGTCACAGATGAAGACCTTGCCAAAGCTGGGAACACCACAGTTAAAGCTGTTCAGGATTACTTAAACCCTGTTAAAGACGCGCCAAAGACTCTTGAGGCCTTGATGAACGACACCAAAATGTCGGCGGCAGAGATTAGGGCTAAGATTGATGAGCTCAAGGCTCACCCAGCTGTTAGCGGCATTTACGGCGCGGCTTTACAGAAGTTCAGTGAAAAAGCGGCTAAAGATTACTCTGGTTCATACGGGAATAAAACCTACGAAAGTCTGAATCCTATTGCTGTTAACACTGTTCTTGAGCAGCTCAAAGCCCAGCAAGCTGCTGGCACAGCTCAGTATTACCAAGGTGGAGCTAGTGGAGGCAAGAAGGGTGGCTTTGGATCACTGGATGCAATGACCGAAGACATGGCCAAAAACCTTGTTGCGGCTGGAATTACTGACATTCGCCAAGTTGGTGAAATTCCTGTTTATTCGCCTGTACAAGAAATTGGTAAGACGTACA